GCTGTTTTTTCATCAGCCACTTCTATGTTTTTAATCGTCCAACTGGAGTCACTGAAATCTTTCATATTTCCTATACAGAAATCACTTGTAACAAAAACCTTTGCCGCATTTGCCCATAACTCGAAACGTATTGGAGCATAATCATTATCCTCCGCTGTAGAGTTATAACACTGTATAAATAAACCTCTGATTTTATCAGGTGCAACTCCAGCCAATAAACTTACTACACTTTTGTCAAACGCCAATCCTTGGGTTTTATCAAGTTGAAAAACCACTTTCTCAAACTTATCGAAGTGGTAGTCAACATCCTGACCAGTAGAAGTCTTTTTGGCTGATATGGCTTTAAATGCTATATCAAATTTTGAAGAATTGGAAGAATTCATAACTGAATCATCCTTAAACTCCATTCCATATTTTATTGTAAATTCCATATTCGTTTTTATTATTGTTTACGCTTGAGGTGCTCCTTGATAGTTAGGGTCAAAATTCTGAAAGGAAGTCTGTCCTTGTGATAAATACGATTGATATTCCGTTCCAGCTATATAGTTTTGTATCTCCGACATAAAAATGCTTTCAAAGATATTCACCGATATTTTTACACAACCGATTACATACCAGCCATCCGCCTTATATTGCAAAAAACTTTCGTCAGAAGCAAAGTAAAATGCTTTATTTTGAGATGCAATATCTATTACAGAAATTCCATTTTTTTGAGATTGTAAGGAGAATTTTTCATAAAATTGCTCCAGTGTATTTATCGTTACAGAAGTCACCATTTTGTTATAATTTTATAATATAAGCCATTGTTATGTACGGAGGTCTATTTTCTACATAAGTTCCCCAAACTGCTCCTTCGCCTCCGACGTTATCCGTACCATCACCAGTATTTCTAACTGACCAAGCAGCATATCTATTTACACCAGCACCGCTTCCCTCATTGATATAAGGGTCATGAGGAGAAACTCCTTGTTGTGCTGGTTCGTACTCATCCCCCACAGTATCAGCATAATCTTCGTAAAGTTCAGAAGCATAATAAGAACCATTATTTATATTCAAATATCCGTCAATATATCTGTGTTTGTGAGGAGGAATGGCGAATCTTCCTAACTTTAAAGCCTTGCCGTTGGAAACCAATGTGTAAGTATTCGGCAAAGAAGGATTTGGTGGCCCAATTTCTCCCGCAGTTTTATAGTCGCTATCTGCGTCTCCAACAGGACTGTGGAATCCAACAACGAATCTTCCTCTCATATCTGGCGTAGTCAAGCCTCCGTGAGTTTGTCCATCACATAAAGCCCATCCGCCCCATCCCTTTGACGTTTTTCCCAAACCTGTAGAAACGTCAAAATAATCATTAACAACACCTCCGCCAATAGGATAAAACATTTTTACACTTCCTTGTTTTTCTTTAGGCTCGTTTACGGAGTTAAGAATCCATTTGGTTCCATCATACGTCGCTCTTATGAATATACCTTCTGGACTATCTTTGAGAAACGTCAAATCTTCAATCGTAAATTCTTTTAAAACAGTATGGGTTGAAACTCCGTCATAATCTGTAATATACAATTTAAATGTTCCGTAATTCGTAAAAGAAATCTTTTGTTTAAAATGTAACATAAAAAAGTTACCATTCTTACAAGGTTTGGCATTAATACCTGGGTCAAAGAATTTATTCAACGAAATAAATAAATCTTGAACAAGAGTTATTTCTGCCCCTTCGTAATATTGATATTGTCTTGTTTGACCTACAACCAATTCCTTATAGGCTATTCCAGTAGCAATCGTATATGTTTCAACCCCTAAAAGGTCGCCCAAGTCTATTCTCGCTATCGTGTTTTCATAATTACCTGAATTTGGAACTATTTTTATAAATCCGTTTGTATTATGAGGAGTGTATTCCCAAATATATCCTCCACTGACATTGGTTGCATAAAGGTTTCCTGTAACCACTGGACTTATTGTACCATCAGCCAAAAATGCCTTCTCCGTATAATGCCAAGATTGTACAATTGGAAAATTTTTGAAATCAGTGTATTCTTTGTAGTTTCTGTAACGAAATTTCAAGTTGTATAAATAATAAGAATCAGTTCCAACGCATCTTAAATATAGCTTGGCAAAACCCTTATTAATTGGAAATTCAAAGGTTTCTGTTAATTGCTCTCTAATTCCTACAGAGTTGTTATAATTACTCTTTATTTCAATCATCTCAACGTCAGGAACAATTACAATTTCCTCTGTAGCTACATAATCGTCAGGATTGAGATAATCAATTAATAAATTAATCTGAGAACCACTCTTTGTACTCTGATAGATTATTCCGTAATTTCCATTTTTTGTGTATATTCTCCAACCATCAAAATCTCCGTTGGTAAATTCAGCTACACTTCCTTGCTTAAGCCTTCCGCCAACTCCAATTGAAGTTGTAACTTTATGTTGAGTTGGGTCAATAGTCCAATTTGAACTTCTATATCCCCAAGATACAATTACTTCATTCTTTTGTCTTGTCTCTGACTCTATGTCCCACTTTACAGATTCAACACCAATGATTGGATTTACAATATTTCTATCGAGTGTCTTAATTTCTGAACCAACCTTAGTTCTCCAAAACTCTTCTCGCTTATCTTCAACCAAGCAATTTAATCCATCAGCCTTAACTCTCGCCAAATAGAATTCAGAATCAGTTGTTTTGGGTGGCGCTGTGTTTGAAACCGCTTCTACAACTAAAACAAGTTGACAATCATCGTAAACAAAGATTGACTTGTTTAAAGCACTTGGAACAAATCCAGGTGTGAAAGTTCCTAATACAGTGTATTTCAAGTTAGTTTCAGCAGTAAAAGTTCCGCCAAGAACGCAAGAAGTGTCGCTTGTTACTTCTATTACATCATATTCAAAATCATTCCCACTTGCTGAGCCAATCAATTTTATTTTTGATGTGAAATTCGGCTTTCCTCTTAAAACGTCGGTGAATTTAGTTCCAACGCCAGTCAATACTCCCTGAGCATCGACATTTACAACTCCTTCCTCGTTTAAATTTTCTACAAAACTTGCTTTAATCCAATACCACTGAGAATCATTGGGAATGTTTATGGTTCTTGTGCTTAGAAGAGAGATTATGTTTCCATCTTTATTCACAGCTTTGCCTGGTCTGACGAGTATATTATTGAGATTGTCATTAGCATTTTCAACCAATAAGCTATCTTTAGGAAGTATTGTTGAATTGGGCAATCTCTCTCCTGAAACTATTCCGAATGATTGAGTGTTTAAAAGGAACTCTCTTTTGTGGCCATCTTGTGCTAAAAATCTTAGCATTCGGTTCAACTCCTGTTTTTCCAAAAACAAATCTTCTGATATTTTTATTCTCGACATATCTTTATTTTTTAACTTACTTCACCTGGGTCTCCACCAGGATTTGGAATAATTGGCGTACCTGAATTATCATAATAATATAATTGTCCATCATTTATCATCCATGTGTATATTGGAATAGCTTCATATGGTAATAAATAATGTCTTGCTATTTCCTTTATATCTCTTCCAGTCAATTTTTTATTATTGTTTTGTATAAATAAACGTATTATTCCGAATGTGTTTAAGAAACAAGTACTGTATTCAGTTCTCAAAGGCTTTATTTTGAAGTTATATAGCTTTATTGTTTTACTCGAAACATCGTTGTTTTTTATGAATAAAAATGGTTGTATAAAAGTTGCGACTGGATTGTAAAATCTCAAATGCTTTCCCATACCACTTCCAGCTATATAAGCTGTCTGAGGAAAAACAGAAACAAGACTTTCAGGTGCGCTTAAAAATGCCACATCTTTATTGAATAAAATTCCTCTCACTTTATAAAAAACAGTCGGAACTAAGCAAGGAAATAAACCGCTCGAATGAGACACCCACTCAGGCTCATCTGCTCCGCTTTCACATTCAAGTGGAGGAATGTCGTTCAAATCCTTATCTGTTATAATGGTTCCAAAACTCATGGAGAAGTTCTTTGAATTAGCTTTTATCTCAAAAGACACTTCATAGTCCAAAGTCGGTGAGGCTGGAAGTAATTTAGTCAAGTCTAAAATCTTATCTAAAATTCTAACCTCTTCGCCAGCATTTACAACTATTTGAAGACACCCTATTCTATCTCCATCAGTAACTATCGTTGGAGCGTTTGCGGAAGATATATTGTATTTTGATAAGTCAACAAATGCTTTGGTTTTTTCATAACCCTTTATCATACCAGTTTCTTCCAATCCTTTATACATAGGACTTGAGTGACCTACATTCCAACCTATTTGTTCTAATTTTGTAACTTCATAAAGAAATTCATTAGTAATATCATTACAAAGAATTCTCAAAAACTCTCCATCTATCGGAACAACTGAAGAATCTTCTAACACTTCACCCTTCTTTTTAAAGATTTGTATGGTTGACCGCTTCCTCATTTCATCATAAAGAAATTGACTCAAAAATTGCAAATTATCCAGCGTTATACTATCTTCACAAAAGAATATGTTTCTGTCTTTTAAGTGTTTTATAAGCATATGTCTTTCGACAAATATGTTTTCAAATTGTTCCGCATAAGCAAGTAGCATAGCAAAATAGCAAGATACAGCTGACCAAAATCCGATATAATCTTCATCATCAATTCCTTCGCCTCTCTCTATAAAATCAGGAACAATTCCGCTTTCATATAACTTTTTTAATAAATTATCGCATATCTCGGCAGTATGTGGATTTGAACAAGCGAACTTATCGAATATTGAATTATGTATGGTTTCGCTATTACATATGTTAGCCACTGTAGTTCCATCAAGAGTTATATCAACAAACTCCAATAAACCAGTCATATCTGAACCTGCTCTTCTGTATCTGAATTGCATATACAATAATCCATTAGCAGTCGTTCCGCTTACAGAGGCTAAATTTAAGTTGGTTAAATCCATCCAATCTCCATAGATAACTCCATTCAATGAATGGCGGAAAGATTTTTCAAAATATCTTGTTATCGTTTCTCCAACAATTGTATCTGTAAAGGAAGTCAATGATATTGCTCCACTGAATGGAATTTTACTTTCAATGAATAAAGTATCTCCGATTGCGCTACATGTATTGTTCTGAACCATATTAGAAAGTGTATATTAAATCTCCATTTGAATCAATAGAATAATTATCAGCATCTTCGCCAATAACAAGCAGACTTCCGTCAATGTCTAAAACTATTCTTGTATCATTATTTTTACCAACTACAATCAATTCTCCTTCGATAATCGGTATCATATTAACCTCTTCTTTGAGAATTGGAATATTAGCCATTAATATGTTAGGAAGTATATTTGCCCCTAAAACATTATTAAACACTTGAGGAATGACTTTAATCTGTATTAAATTGGCGTTTACATCCCTCTCGGAAATCGTTGAAACTAATATATCTCCATCCATACCCATATAAATTAAATTGAAGCTAATACACTTGATTGCAAACTAAAATCATTATCATAATACGAATAGAATATTGGATTTAAAGTTCCGCTCAAATTCGTTATTACATTTCCGTCTAAATCACTCATGATAAATCCTCTAACTCTCGGCAATAAATTGTTGTTTACATTTATATCAACTCTCGGATAAAAGTAATTGTCTGGTACATATCTTACACCTGCTGTTGACTTTACAATTTGTAATAAATTGTCCCACTCAACCTTTCTCTGCCAATTCCAGAATCTGTAATCAATTTCTTTATTCAAGGCAATCTGAATATCTCTGCGAACTAAATCAATGTTGTAACTTTCATCTATATCTACACGGAAAGAAATATCAATTGGTTGATATCCAATATTAACAAGTTGGATTCCATAACTGCCTGGAGTATCATTATTAGGCTTGTGCTCTAAAAATGAAAAAAACTTCTGCCCTTTAACTTTTATGTCATCCAATTCTCCTCCGCTTAAATCTATTCCATTAACAGTTGTGATGGCCAATATAACTTCGTTATTTGCAGAACAACCTTGGTGAAAAACTCTTAACACATTAGGATTGATTTTGCGAAATATATTTTCCAAATACGCAATGGAATTTTTAGCTAAAAAATTAACCTCTTCAAGAAGTCTTTGACGGAATGTCTCATCTGATTCAATATCTCTTCCTCCAACCGCTGAATATTCATTTATACAGAATGTATGACCTGAAGGAATCGGATTGACTTTGTTTATACTCAAACCATCTACATTTGTCTTTAATCCTGTTGTTTGGCTTCTTATTTTGGCATATGTAAAACCAAAGGCTGGAATAACTGTAGCTTGTTCTAAATCAAAAACAATTCCATGTTTACCAACGAATGTATGAGTGCCTGGTGTATAAACAGTGCCTGGGTCGCCAAATAATCGGATATAAGTAGAAGATTGAGATGAGCCTAATCTTGGCGCAACACCCTTTAAAACAGCTATTCTGTCGAGATAAGAACCATATGCAGAATTGGGAAACATATGAGCCTCAACCAAAGCTATGTCCTTTGTTATTTTCTGGGCAACTTTACCTATTCCAAAACCAACTCCATTCAATACACTTCCGTCAGACACCTTAGTGACCTTGCTCGTTTTATTGAAAAGAGTTTCAAAAAACATCTGTGTAAACTCCTCTAATGTTAGAATTGTTGTAATCATAATACTGCTGTGTATTTTACGAATAATTTATATTTTGTATCTATTTGGAAATCAACATACAAATCTCCTTCCTCGTATTTGATATTTGTAACTTGGAAATTAATGAATAAATCATCTGAAGCGAAGTTTCGGCTTAAAGCGTTGATTATTTTGTAATAGGAACTTCCGCCAATATTTCCTCCAACAGTTATATTCGGGTCAATTCCGAAACTTGGAAATTGCGGAACATCGCCTCTCTTTAAAGTAGATAGGATTGAAACGCATTGAAATACAGTTTCCTTATGAGTCAAGACTTTTAAATCATCATCGGCAAATTCTATTCTCTTTTGTAAATCAAGCCCATATATAGCCTCGCCAATCATATTGTCTATAACTGATGTTACAAAATTAGCTATGAATTTTTCTTTGTACAACTTTATATTTTGACCGCCTTCGTTGTTATAATCAAGTTCCTTTAAATCATTACGCATAGCTATATTGACCCAATCATTTTCGCTGTTAGAATCCTTCAGAACATCCTCCGATATATTTTCCAGAGTTTGGTTTTGTTGTCTGAAATAATCGAACTTGAAGGAATTATTATAATCAAAATTTGTTCTGCTACTTCTTAGAAATTTTGAAAGATTCTTTACAGTCCAAAGGTTTCCTCTTAAGTCTTCAAGCATTGATAGTAATTCCCAATATTCTACATTTTGGAATTTGGAACTATGGAAATTAAAAGACATAGAAATATCATCTGCCTCCTTTAATAATCTTTCCAGCGTTTGTATGTATTCAGGCTTAATTTGATTTGTCCTTCCTTGGTAAAAAAAAGTCATGCTTTGATACCCAGCCTTGAAGAAATTCTCGCAATCAATCAAGTACTGTTTCAATGGAAACTTAGCCACCCTGGAGAAATTATTTATTGCCTCTATCATTTAGCGAAATTCAATGCTGTTTTATAATTAATCTGTTTATTTATTCCTCTAACTTGAGACAAAGTCTTGTTAATCTCGTTGTTCAATACGCTGAAACTCATTCTTTTTATGAGTTGTTTATTTTTCTCCTTCGTACTTCTCAAATCAATATCTTCGGCCAAGCAAAGAGTTTTTAAATTAAAGGAATAATTCCAAAGCATATTATTTTCCATACTTTGTTGGAATGACCAATCTATCACTTCTACAGCGTAATGGTTATTCAAAGCGTGGTTATAAAAAAACAATATATAAGGAATCGAATTTGAATTGGATTGTTGCGACTTTTTAAAAATACTTTCCAGTATCTTAAGAACTCCAAAACCATTCTTTACAACGTCATTGTATTGATTCCCAAATTCCTTCAATTTATTCAATCCTGTTTCTTGTTGCTGTTTTTGATGAGCCTGTTTTCTTCCCAATAAAATTCGGCTGTTTCTTCCGAACGTTCCTGAAACGGAAATCGGAATTGGATTATGCGTTTTATTGAATAAACTTACAACCGCTGTGCTTGTCTTTCTAACATTAACGATATTTTGCTTATTCTCCATAAAACTTGTTGGCATTACAGGGAAAGTAAGTTCATCGACTATGGAAAAGTCAGTCAAATCCATTAGCTCAAAAGACATAAGATAATACTCAAACTCGTTGGGATATAAGGCGTTCATAGCTATCTTACCCATAGACTTCAAGGCTGAATTAATCGGCAACAAGCCATTTATATCATTGACTAACATACGCTATCTATTTTTGTACTGACAAATTACTCTGGATTATCTTCATTTTTAGGAAGTTCTTGAGGTATGACTCCGTCAATTAAAGCAATGGCTTGTTGTTTTAATTGTTCTGCTATTTGAACAGAAGTCGCTTTGGCTGTTTCAACCGCCAATTTAGTTATCGGAACTTGATATTGTTGAGTCATAACGGCAGAGGCATCTTCCAATGCATTTTTGGATTGAAGGTAAGTCTCATGAGCAACAACCTCTGCCTTGCGTATTGTTTTAACAAGCGTGAATAAGTTGCTTATCGCATCTAAGGCAATCCCTATCTCTGGCGCTTTTGAGCTAATCTCTGGAGGAACTAATGCCCATGCTGCAGATAATTCCTCAATGGACATATTCTTATGAAATTTTGTCTTGAACTTCTTACTAAGTCGTTCAAATTTATCCTTCTCCTTGTCTTTTATTTTACTCTTTATTTCCATTATTTCCCGACTTTTACCTTTTGACTCACTCCAATTTCCTTGACGTCTAATATCTCGGTTGCACCTGTAATTTTGGAGTATAATACATTGTTCTGTCCGTTTATTGTAACGCTTCCACTTCCAGCATCTATGTTGACGCCAGTTCCAGACAAACTAACTTCATTTTTTGTAGTTCGTATTGTAACATCATCAGATTCACTCTCAATCATTATCTTTCCGCTATTTTCTATGCTTATCAGATTCTTTGGAGTTTGCATATAAACCCCATCTTTATCAGCGTCAATTTGATTATCAAATTCATCCTTGTAAGAGAATCCTTTTCCAGATTCGTATTTTATTCGAGTTTCTTTTTCATTCTCGATATTCGGAACAATTACTTCAAAAGACTTTTCCGCCGTCAATCTTATGTTATCCAGAGAATGTATCTCAGTATCGCCCTCGACAAAAATCTTTAGTTTACAACCTTTATTCAAAGACTTTAGGTTCAAATGTACTTCGCTCTCGTTATTTTCATCAGCGGTCAAATTAACCGCTATTTTACTTGAATTTCCATCAAGTTTCACATCCACTCCATTTCCTCCGTTTCCTACAGTGACTCTTTTGATATTTTCATCCAACGGATAATGGTCATCCTTGAATCTCAAAGTGGCTATAATCAATGGCTGATTAAATTTAGGAATATTGACCCAAACCACTGCCGTTCCATTTTCTCCGACTTTCTCTGGAAATTGTATTCTTTGGATAGAATCTTCATCAATACTGACGTTATGAAAATTTCCATATCCCATTCCTCCCCAAATACTTACTTCGTTCCGCTTGTAACAATTAGCTTTGTATATGTTTGGGTCAATTCCTTCTGGAATAATGACATGCCCTATACCAGCATTACCAATACCTGAAGGAATCCCTCTCATTGTTATATCTTGCTTAACTTCAAATTCCATATCTTAAAACTGTTTATTGGTTTGACTAAATTCTTTTCTTTGTAAAAAGAATTTAAAAACCTCTTGATTGACTTTCCAATTTCCCTCATTGGGACTTTTAGTGGTAGTTACATCTCTATTTACATCGTCGAACTTAATTTGAACCCTTCTATTGAGAGCCATTTCTTGTTCGCCTACATTATTATTCAATGGACTTTTTTCTCCAAAAGCCTCTGTTTTTATTCTGTTTGATATGTCTCCTCCAAAATCTCGCTTAAAGTATGCAACTAATATGGATTTGATTCGTTCGGCTCTTCTTTTAGATAAATCTAAATTGTACGCATATGACTCATCAGAATCAGTATGTCCATAACAAGTTATATTTAAAAACTTAAATTTAGCCATATCTTTCACGACTTGATTTAAGGCAATAATTGAAGATTGGTCTGTAGCCGACAAATCATCCTTATCTTTATCGAAGTGACATATAAATGATTTATTGGAAATTTGCTTCTCATTCTTTTTGTATAATTGGTTATTTTCATAATCTCCAAAATTAATCAAATTAAAATAACTCAAAGTATTCTCATCCTCAATCTCTACATCAACGAAATCTTTTTTCATACCACGGCTTACAGTTAGCGTGGTAAATCTATCTACATTTCCATTAGAACTTGAAAAATGTTGGCTTACAGCATCGACATAAAAATATTCATTTGTCGGTTTATACCAGATTCTTTGTCCTCTTCTGTATGTTCTGTTATGAACAACTCTTATCGTTCCTTTTCTCGTGAAAGGAAGGTAGCTATGAATATCAATCAAAAATTTCAAATCTTCAATTGCCTTATCTATCATTATCACATCTCTTGAAGCATTCATCCACTCTATATAATTTGTAGATATACTCAGAGGCTTACTGCCCCAAACTTCTGCATATTCCTCAAAAAATACAGCAGATAAATATTGATAAATCTGGTTTTGATTTACCAAGTAGGTTGAAGGAATCAATTGATACCAACTGTAAGATTCTGTTTCCCAAGAAAAGTTATCACTATAAACATCCTTTTCTTCTATATCTGTTGTTGGCAACGTCATGTAGCTTGAACGATTGAATGGTGGCTTTCTAACTATAAAATAATACATATCCATATATGTATCTCCCATAAATTCTACAAAAGGCTCTTGGCAAATCTTTTTGACATAATTATACAAACTTCCTTGGTCGAATGCGATTGTAGAATCATTAACCATTCTTCCAGCAACCTCTTCATCCAAAACCAATTTAGTAATTCCCCAAATTCCAGCACCTAACAACGAATAAATTTTTGTCTTTTCGTTCTTTTGAACAATCTGATAAGGATTGCTTGGTTGTATAGCTACTTGTTGTTGATTAGTCAAATTAGCCTTCGGATTAACAGACTGACTTACTGAATAGTTTGTTTTTTTATGAGCCAGATACATTACATACTGTATGTCGACAAATCCTTTCAAATCAGTCTTTCCTTCTTTCTTCGCTTTTATGAAATATATTCTATCTGAAGAAGAAGTTCCAAAGTCTAATTGGAAGTGATGTGTTTCTCCGCTTCCGATTCCCAAGAATCCACCACCCCAAGTCATTCCAAGTCTATTGGCTATGACTTTGCATTTTAAATATTTCCACCAACTTTTTTCATGTACTTTGTCTGTATATACATCCACAGCCAACCCATATTCATGCAATGAATATCCAGGTTTTGCCGCATATTTTCCCTTAGCCTTTTTTAACTCGGCTTGACGTTTTGTTGTTCTGGTTGCTGAGAATATAATCAAATCCACATTAGCCTCTGTCTTACAATCACTTATAAATTGCGTAAGGATTGCCTTGAATTCTGGGTGAATTCCTCCATTGATGTTATCAATGTATGCTTTGTTATTTGCACTTAGTGGTAATGGTGTTGTTTTACTCATCGTAAATATAATCAATTTTTTGTTCTTCTTTTATCTTATCTGCATTCTCTTCTCCAATTTCAAATTGAAATTCTGTTCTTCTGTCTCCATAGAACTCGAATAACTCATCAGGACAAATTTGTATATTACTCAAATGTCCTACAAGTAGATTCATTATTTTATCTATTGTTCTTAAATTAGGATTAAAAAACCCTTCAACTATTCCAGACACCTTCATTCTCGCTGAACTTCGGCTCGTTGTGGCTTCAGAATCTATCTTATTGAATGTAGAAGTTCCATCGGCAGATACAGCCTGATTCTTAAACACTCCGCCTTCCGAATCTTTGGACGCAAATGAATTACTGAAGAAGAATGTTCCATCTTCTAACAATAGCTTCATACAATCTCTTCCTGTTATGGAAATCATAACGTTTCCCATAGGGTCATAGCTTGTAGAATTATCATCAACCAATCCTATCATTTCAAAGAATTGGTAAGGAAGGTCAGCATTGGTGATATTATCTCCTGTAAAATTAGGCTCTTTGTTGTCGAACGAAATAAATAATAAGTCATTATTGCTTATCACGTGATGAAAAAAGTATTGTGTTCTGCCATCTATAACATTTCCTTCTGTAATGGAAATCTTGGCTACACGCTCACCATTTTTTGTTTCCCAAAAGCCACTCGGAACTCCTGACTCATAATTGTTATTTGGGTTTTGTCTATCGTGCTTTTCAAAAAATGAATCCAGTTCGCCATTTTCCGCTTGTGCTGCCCAAGCACCTTTTAAACTCGCTTTAATCGGAGCAAGAGTCAAACTAAAATTTCCTCCAGTTTTTGTTACGTTTGTGTCTAATTGCTCAACCCAAGGACTTATGTCAATCAACTTTCCGATTCCTCCAGACTTCGTTGCTAAGGCTTTTGACCATAACCAAACTGTAGCTGAAGGCTCTGATTTTACCATAATCTCTGAACTATCATAAAATCCATTATTATTCAATACATCCTTAAGACTTTCTACAACAAAAGCGTTGTAATCAAAGTTTGGTGCCTTAAAATTACTTTCTGTTAATATTAAATCTATGGACAAATTTTCTTTTGGAATTCTCAACTTCAACGGTGCTGGCAATTCTATATTCTCCTGAACATTATCCGCTGAGCCTATTTCCTTCTGTTTTTGTACTGTTAGGCTCTTGAATATCAAATCTCTATTCCTCGAAGTATCTTTGGGCGGATAATTCAAAAAATCATTAATAGACAATCCAAATATTTGTTCTCTCTCGAACAACTTTTGTATGCTTTCTATTGATGGGTCGGTGTGGTATATGTATGCGAAATCTCTCACATTCCTGCTCTTGATGCGCCTTGTGGCGTGTTATAAATTGCTTTCTTTGGTATTGGTGTTTTGCCAGCATCCTTTATGGATTGCGTTATCATTTCCTTCATTTTGGGGTCATTGCCTGTTAATACATCAATCATCTTATTTATGCCTTGGGCAACTTTTATTTGAGCCTCCGTTGATGTATTTTCAGCAAGTTGTTCTGTTTTAGTCATTGAAGTTGTATTTCCTTTGCCCATTTCCTCTACTCCCTCCTGAGTAAAGCCATTGTTTTTGAATTGGTCAAATTGTTGCATCATCTTTGTTATTCCTCCTGTTTTTCCAAGAGACATTAATTTATCTCTTTGCTCTGGAGTTAATCCTGGGAAAAATTGCTTAAACATAAAATACTGGTCGTTTCCAGAGAATCTTGAAGTCATATCAGTCAAGCCTGTCTGAACGTACTTTAAATCTGTTCCTTGCTCAACTAATCTATTTAATGCAGCTGGATTGTTAGCTAATTCTGGATGAGCCTTCTTGGCTAAATAATACTTATAAGCCATTGTATTTTGGTCACCTCCTTCTCCAAATGCACCCATTGTTTTGGATATAAAATCACCAGCCCTTCCATCTGCTCCGCTTCCTCCTAATTTAGCGAATGCGCCCATTAAGACAGTAGCCTCTTTATTGGATACAACCTCTTGTCTTTGGAATTGATAGGATAAAACTTTATTTTGCGTTTGTAATTTTTCTCCTAATTGCGTCAGGTCGTCTTTCTTCAAACCTGACTTATCTATGGAGGTCATTACGTTTACCAAATCAAGCGTATTTTCAGAGACAGTTTGCATGTTTCGTTCCTGTCTTTCAAATACAGCGAATTGAGCCAAATCTTGAACACCCAATCCCTTTTCCAAGGCCAGTGAATTATAGGCTCTATTATCTATTCCCGCCATGCTTCCGCTCGTTCTCGCCATCTTTGTAGCATAACCTATCATATCCATTTGGCTTATGCCAAGTGCAGATAAGTTTCTTCCAGCACCGCCAAATAAAGATTCTCGGAATCCGTTTATGAAATTTGGGTCTTTACCAGTTCCTTGTAACGCTCTAAGGTCATACGCAGACTGTAATGTTTGGTTTCCCTTAGTTCCTAATCCTATTGTGGCTCCAGCTATTACACCAGCAGCAATACCATATGGCCCAAGTTTAGAAAGTAGGCTCATAGCCATTCCACCCACATTTCCATTCATTGCGTTGGATAACATTCTCGCACCTCCAATAGTTCCTTCTCCATCTTGACCAGCGCCAGCGTGAGTCTTTTGTATTTCCTCGTTTACTTTCTTTAACTTTTCTTGTATTACTTTTTGTTCTGACTTTGTAGTGGCTGTGATTAAATCTCTATTCAATGAACCTCTCTCGTTTAGCAACTTACCAAGCAATCCTTCAGACTTCTTAGCCTCAAATTCAGCGTTGTCTTCCTGTTTAGATTCTCTTTGAATCTTTTGGTTGTCTGTTAAAGCCTCCTTAATTGCTCTTAATAGATTGGTTTGTTCATCTTCAAGATTCTGAATTTTTTCATTTCTTTCGTCACGGAACTTAGCTGTTTCATGAACCAAGCCAGCACGTTCTTTCTTCTCAGCATCTGTTGCAGTTCCTGAATGAATTTTGGAATTTATTTCCTGTAATCTTTGTACTTTAGGATTGCTTTGATACTGCCTGTTTATATCTTGTATCTGTTTTTGAACCGCCTCTCCGATAACCTCCTGAGAACGCAAACGCTGAGTATGTATTCCTGATGAACCTCCAAGTCCAATTTTTTCGACGTTGGCGCCCAATTGCGTAGCACGACGTTCTATGTCGTTGAACATTCGGTTAATACTACTCGCATCACCCGTCACATCTACTCTTACTTCAGGCATTTTACTTTTTTTCTTTATTATTTATGTTGTCCAAAAAGTCAGTCATATTTCCAAATGCTTCATTAACCAGTGTTTCGTCAGGCATAGTTTCCTTATCCATAGTTATGGAATGAGTTCCGCTTTCTTCCGAATCGCTTGTGAGCATTTTATACTCCATATACTCCAAATAAATATCAAACCAATTCGTTTTTTTATGTTCTTCGGAGGCAAACGCAACTTTGTACTTCTTTCTCCACCATAAATCAAGAGGAAATTGAATGTTCCATCCAAGTATGTAGCTTCTCGCTGATTCTTGAAAATTCGGCTTTATTTCTTTGAATATAGACATTATTCGACATTATTCGGAATTTCTATCTTAGGACTTCCTGACATAAGGTCATAGAACTCTTTTAGAAGGACTGAATACCAAGGATAAAATTGCTCAGTGTAAACCTTAACAAGCCTTGCTGCCAAGAATGGGTCAAGTTCCAAATAACTCTTTTTGTTGAATTCAGGCTCTGATTTTAAATCTGGGATTAATGTAGCAAAGGTTGCTATCGTATCAATCATATTCAGAGTGTTTTCCATACTCACTAAACTCGAACGAACCATTTGGGCATATTGGTTGTTTGATATGGCTATTTTCATAGCATCAATTTCCATTAGCTGTCCCACATTCGGGAAATTTACGACATACGCATCTCCATTTCTTAAGAGATTTGTTAATTTAATACTTCTTTCCATTTTTTACAATTGTTTGATTATTTAATTTGTTAATATTTGTACAATAAAAATGCCCCTCTTTCAAGGGACACCAAATGGAGAATCTAAAAAAATGCTTATAAACTGTATAGAATCGGAGTTGTGTAATCGAAGTCAACATCCTGACCAGAAATCTGACCCTCTGAAATATTGAACCCCTCTCTTGTAACGAATGCTCCTTTGATAGATGCAAACACTTCAAGGTCTGAAGAGTAAATTTCAGTTGTCGGGTTGTAATCCCTTTTAACCTTACGCAATACGTCGATTTGGACGCCATCTTCTTGCAACAAGACAGTATCGACGAAATCATCAATTGATTCAACTGTTCTTGTAATCGCACCTGGAATTCGGCTTTTGTCGAAGTTTATTGTATAAAATCCGCAACTTAAACTTCCTGACCATTCCAATGGAGGAAGTTCCTTTGGAGTCAAATTGCCGATTCCGGCAACTCTTCCTCTTCGGATTGTTTCAGTTACACGAATATCCTTCATCAAGCCAACCGCTTTTCCTCCTACACGGATAACCGCCAACGGTGCTGTGAGTGTTTTTACATCTGACATCTTATTCTTATTTTAATTGTTATTTTTTATGCTGTTAAATTACTGTCTAACATGAACCCAGTAACGAATATTTTGTTGATTGGGCCATTCGGAACAAAACTGTACTCAACCACATAGTAGTCTTGAACTTGTTTCACCGTTACTTTTTTGAAAGAGATAATCAAATTATCATCGGTTTTTGTAGCTGTCTTCTTAATCAGATAACCTTCGATAAATGATTTAACATCTGCGGGTGAAGCTGTATTCAAGTTTCCTCCTACAAATAATGGACGCATATTCAACACCAACTCCTTATTCAGTTGTGCGGCAATACGCATGATTCCTACATCATAGCTTTGTCCGTTCGGCTGAATTAATGAAACGTTCTTAGGACTTTGAAGCGTGTTAACTGCTTGATTCAAAACAAAGCCAATTCCAGGCACAAATCGGTCATGCATAACTCCGTTTTGTAAGGCAACTTTTCTTTCGCTGTCTTTCAATAAGTGGCAGAACATATTCAATCTTGTTCCTTTGAACGTCGCTGATTGTTGTGGTTGTAAACCGCAAATCTTTCCTAATTCAGCGGCGGCATTGTAAATACTTGGAAGTATTTTAAAGCCTGTATTGTTTTGGTTTCTTACCTTTATTCCGCTATGTTTTACCATAACATTAGCAGAGTTGTAAAATTGTGCAGTTTCTACAGATGCAAAAGTTGAACCCTTGAACTTGCTATCATCTCTTCCTCCGCCAATCATAATGAATTTATTGAACTCGGCTTCATTAACGATATGAGAAAGTAATTTTACATTGTAAGAGTGTTGAGAATTGTCCTCCCAATTATCCGCAAGGAAGAATGTGTTATCCAATTCCTTAATCGAATCTAAAACCAAATCAACGTTTGTCGAGTTGTACGTTGTAGTCGCTCCAGCAAATAACTTTAATGAAGCGTTGGCCAATAAATCTCCAGCCGTTATTGCTCCAGCGCCTACAGTTTGAGTGACTGTAAATAAAGCATTAAAACTTCGGCTTGTAGCAACCCAATCTAACAATTCCTGAATGGTTGAAACTTCTGCAGAACGACAAACCAACGCTGGTTCGCAATCCGCTTGTGCAATGCCTCCGATTGGCTCACTTCCAGCATCCAATCCTTTATAAGTTCCCTGAAAGAATTCAAACATGAACTTAGTGTTATCAACCGCACCAGCCTTTAATATCAAGCCATATCCTGTTCTCAGCTTGGTCGAAACAACTCCGTTGGCGCCAACACCTTCATTTTTAGTTTTGAACTGCAATACACCGTTTGTAAGCGTAAAAGTAACTGAAGCTGTAGTTGTAGTTGCGGCACGCACAATCCAAAGTTTACTCACTCCTCTTACGCCTATGCCTGGGTTGAAAAGATAATCGGCTAAATCCCAAAGAACTCCTCCACGAACGAAGGAACGGAATTCAGGAAGGTTATCAAAACCATAAACGGCATCTAAATTGGAGGCCAATTCTCCGTCAATACCTGAACCACCGCCATAACCAGCGCCACTTCCAGTATCAATGATACAAACGTTTCCAAAAGAAAAATTTTGAGGCTTGGAATTTCCTCCACCCTTAACTGCGGAATAAACACCTGGTTCGATAATTTCCCTGTCGTTAAATATTACTGTAGTAGCCATGATTTGTCTTATTTTTATTTGATTATTTTTCTTCTGTTTTTACTTCCTTTTCTTCCTTCTTTGCTCCGCAAACCTTTAACAATTCGGCTCTCGTCATTTTAACATCAAAACCTGTTTTTAATTCGTCATGCCATTCGGTTGGAGTTTTTACGCTTGAACCGTGAATTTTATTGATAGCCCAAATATCTCTGTCTGAAAATCCACCTACTTGGTCAATAAAATCTTGTGCGGTCAATTGTGTCTTCAAATCCATCTTGAATATTTTAATCCATTAATATTTGTTTGAGCTTCACTCCTTTGATTAATTTCTCAAATTGTAAAGACTTGACGTTCGTCATGTATCCGAAATTCAACGCTATGATGCGGTGAAATATACTAACAGGCATATAATCCATTTGCATAGTTATGTCTTGGCCTGATACAGTCATGTTCTGTAAACCGCTTAATTCAAAATGTTCAGAAAGTTGTAAAAGTAAGGATTTGAGCGTGTGATAAATCAATACAACCTCTGACCAATTTTCTGAAGTTATGAGGATATTGAATTGCGCTCCATAAAGGAAAGAAAACACCCTTGAATCCGTTCTATCCGTTCTATCAATAACGTCTGGTTGAGTTCCTTCTCCGATATGCGGAGTTGGACTTTTACCTGAATCTGAAGCCATAATAACGTGTATGGCGGGCATGTCGGAGGATTCCTGATTATATCCGAAAAACAAGTTTGGTTTCTTTGTGAATATTCTCTTCGCCTCGTTGTAATAATCCATACTATTGAGAATGTTTCGCCTTCCTCTTTCGTCAGTAGCAAGCATCTCAAAAAGAATCTTCTTATTTTCTGGAACTGAAGAATTTTCCAAATCATTCTTAACTATCTCTAAGATAGCATCGAGTGCCTCATAAATTATATTTTCTGGTATTGTTATTGACATTATGAAAATCCCATTTCTGACAACATTCTATCCAGAGCGTTGTCGCTTATTAAATTAATATCTGTATTTTGTATAGCCTTCGTGGCAAAATTTCTCGCTTGTAAACCCTTGTGGAACCAACTCAATTTATCACTGTTTTCACTGACTCTTCGGAAACTAACATATTGACCATATGCCCCCTTCGCCATTTTTCCATAAGAAGCTGACTGTCTTTTTATTCCTTCGTAAATACTGTACAAATGTTGGTATTCTGGAATATCCTTCAATGGCGCTGGTTGACTTATCTTTGCTCTTGAACCTCTTTCATCATACGGACTTGGAAGTTGGTCGCCTCCGATTGGTCTTCCATTGTTCTTTTTAGCTATGTTATATATTACAGTTGGCATGATATTAGAAAATGCTGGATTTTCTCCAACTATGCCAGGTGTTCCCCAACGAAACGGAATTGTTACATACCATCCTCCTTTGGAAATCAAAACTCCTTTTTTGTCATATCTATCCTTGCTATATTTTACATTCTTTGATTTAGCAAAACCAACCTTCATATCATACGCTCCAGCACCGCTTTCTAACATATTATTCAGTTGTCCTGTAAGAATAATGGATTTTGTAAATCTCCCTTGGTCTTGTAATATCAATCCATTTATGTATCCTTCTCTCGTTGAATTCAAACCTTGTTTGGCTTGATTAATCCAATTCGTCCATATTACTCTTCTTACTTCATCTAATATACTTTCCATGATGATATTACCAGTCATCGCTGGAACTTTAAACTCCTTTAAGGAATCTTGTATATTGATATTTACTTTCACGGATTATTTGGATTGAAAACATACGTGTTGTCAAATAGTTCGTCGGCTTCGGTTTTTATATTTTGCCATATGTAATGAGCCTTCCTTGCCGTTCCATGCACTGGCATTTGTTGCATTTTATCTAATCCTTCAGTTGCGCAATTTCTTGACTTTGCACTCATCATATCTCGGTTAAATTCCTCCATATGATAAACTGGGTGATGAGAATATCTTACTGAAATTGTAATTTCCTTTTTATTAACAATTTTATCCTTTATCTTATCTGAAAATATGATTCTATTTCCGTCAATTAGCCAATCTTCTTTTTTCAAAGGAATTAGTTTGGAATCCTTGTCCTTAAATTCAAATATGGCCATTATCTCTAATGGTTCATAAACTGGAAATGCTACAGCCTTATTCTTTTGAACTACAGGTCTTAAGACTTGTTGATAATAAGCCTCTAAATCTAAAACCTTTATTTTGTCCATATAAGTCAATCGGTCAATTCCTCGAAGAGTTACTGACGCTGTTCCGTTGGAAGATTCTCCCCATTGCTCTTGTTTCTTGTTGTATCCCATTCCCTGAAATACAATCAATGTTTCTCTTTTGTTTATAAAAAACCACCCCAATCCTAAACAATTTTTACAACTCGGTATGGCTTGGCCTGTTCCTTTGTTTAAACAAGGACATCGCATAGCCTTTTCAACTTCACATTGATATCCTTTGTCCCATATTAATTTATCGAATTTATTGACATCGAATCTGACGCTTGGGTCAAGTATGTTGGGAGGAGTTTGAAAAACAACAGGTCTCATATTTTAAGCGCAATCTAATGAAATTCCACGATAATGATACTTAGCAATCTCAATCTCTTTTTCGAGTTCATCTTTGTATTGCTTTATTCTCGCACCAAATAAACTATTTGTGCCACTTCTTGTAGTTGAAGTATTTTGACTCACGCCATCTATTGATATTGATAAAGAAGATAATCCAACTCCAAGTAATATATCGCCAAGCATAGCCAATACCTGAATGGCGGCAAGTTTGCCAATTATATCCACTAAGTCTTGAGGAATCTTATCAAACCCAGTGCAATATTTCACTTTCCAATATTCAGGAATGTAAGAAGAGGAAGCATACCCAACTCCAGCGACGAAGTTAGAAAGAAATACACCTTGTTGAGTGTAAGATACACCTGCTCTGGAATTAGGAATTATGTGTAAATTCCTATAAACTCCGCTTGGCCCATCACTTGTTCTTTTAACAACAAGCCACTCTTTAGGATAATTCATATATTCAGCATTTCCGACGTTCCCTGATAAATTCAAAGGCTCGTTTATAGGATATTGAACACGTATGTAACCCCAACTATTCCATTCCTGTCTATTGAAGTCTTTTGTTTCTTCGACTAATTGTTTTTTGAGTTTGATACTGAAATGTTTTTCGATTGACTGTTGAGAACTTATGATGAAACGCTTAATTGAACCAAAATTCAAATGACGTCCATCTGCGTAACACAAAGGAATTCCGTCAAGAAAATTTGTTATTAACTCGTATGGACTTAATACAATTCCTTCGTTTTTACTACAAGTAATATTCAAAGTCAAACTCGGCATGATTCAGTCTTATTTTAACGCTTTCAAAATTTTAGCAATTAACACAACTTTCTTTCCTTTGCATGAATCAATATCCTTTTGAGGAATCTCTAATGCCAAAGCCTGTTCAACGAGGTCATCATATTCCAGTTCATTCAAGGAATCCTTGGTGATTTCAGGCTCTTTTACCTCTTCACCAGCAGTTTCTACAGCCTCTGTAGTTTCTTCGCTCTTTTTAGGCTCTTCGGCTTTCTTTGACTTCTTAACCTCTTTGACTTCCTCGTCAGATGACCAATTCGGACTGTTTGCGATTAATAACTCACCAGCCTCTTGAGAAACTTCAACAGTTCCTTCGTTGGATAATGTTACTTGACCATCAATCGGAATTACAATTGTAGTTCCAAAAGCGTGTACGTTAGTTGATTTGATTTTCATTTTACAATTTTTAATTTTGATTAATGATTATTCTATATTTGTACTCAATAAAAAAGGCTGGATTTTGATTCCAGCCTTTTCATTTCATATATTCTTAGCAATTACGCTTTTCCTATGTTGATGATACGAACCAATTTTTTAGGTGCGTACAAGAACGGTGTTCCGTACATTAACAACATAAATCGGTACGCTGGAGAGAGAGTTGCTAAGTCCATTTTCATTAATGGAGCCAATTGAGCGAACTCGATAACCTCGTTGTCTTCTTGAACAACAAACGCTTGGTCAACATCAGGTAACCAACGGTTGCGGTCACGTGCGATACCAGCCGCAGCGCCATCATATCCAGCAGTTAATTCCGCCAAACTGATATCGAACAAAGGAAAGAATGTTGCAACTCCAGCACTGGCCGCATTCTTGTTTGAACGATAAATTCTGAACGCTGTAGCGTTATTTGGTGAAGCTGTAGGATTGAAATCGAAATCCAAAGCACCGCCTGTAACTACAGTTGCAGAAGCACTTACAGTTAAGGTTGATTCTCCGTATCGGTTCAAGCCTGATACAGCATAGAAATAATCACCAGCATCGGCAACCGCCCATTTTGCTAAGGCATCAACTGCAACAGGAGTTACAGAAGTTACAGTTGGAGCCAACGGAGCATTTACGCTTGACGCTGACGCTGAACTTTTCTTAGAAGGAAGTTTGCGGAAGAAGATGTCATGTTGTAAACCGATTCGTCCAAATTGAGAGTCAAACGCTTGAACTCTTTGACCCATGATGCCGTTAGACACTTGGTCAGTATTTGGATTGATGAATTTGTTTCCGTAAAAGGTTTTTACAAACTGGCTTAACACCGCTGGTGGAGCATACAGTTGGTCGCCCAAACCGAAGTTTTCAACGATTGAGTTGGCCGCAGATTCAATAGCCTCTTCGCTAAGTGCCGCACCACGCATGTCGATAACTTGGTCAGAGTTCATATAAGCATTTAAGCTGATATATGAATCAGACTGTTCTTGTTGAGCCAAAACAGAGTTGAATTGTTGAGGAATCAATTTTTCATTTCCAGAGTATAAACCTTTGTTTGCATTACGCAAAATCCAAAGCGTACCATTTTTCACCTCTTTGTCGATAACATTTCCAATCATGGTGTTAACCAACGTCATCACGTGAGTTACTTCCTTAGTTACTCCTAAGAACTTAACCAACTGTGCACGTCTTACATAAGTGGAATCTTCGCTTTGAGGCAATTCTCCTTCATTCCAGAATCCAGAGTTTCCTTGGTTACCAACCTCAGTTAACTGATTGAATTCCTCCACGGTGTTGTATGCCGCTTTTTTGGGAATTCTTTTCCAGAACGTTACATCGTTCTCACGGAAAGTTAAGTGCTTAAGAGTTTTTTCCAAACTCTCCACCTTCAATGGCGCACCGCCAGCTGAAGTTGAATTGGTTGTCTCTCTGCCAGTAATGGAACCAGCGTCAAGTGCTTTTTTTAATTCGTCTAAGTCACCAAGAGAACCGCTTCCGAAGAATTCACCTGGGTTAGCACCGTACTGAGAAAGAGTTACATTATTCATTTTGTTGTTTTTACTTATTTTGATTTATTAATACTTGTTTTGTTACTACTGTTTTGCTTTTTTATACGATTGTGATTCCTTTTTCAAGTTTTAATCGGTTTACAACTGCGTCAGAAATCTGACCGCTGGTTTCAAACACGGTACAAGCCTTGGAGAATTCATCATCATAGCCTTTTTCAAAAGCGAACGTATCCAAAACGTGTAAGATTGTTTTCTTGTCTTTTACTTTGCTTAAAGTGTTTTTGCTTTTTTGAATTTCTTCGCCTTCATTTCCTTTGTCGAATCTTTCAATTGCACGTGTGGTGCTTTTTCTGCCTGCTGTTGTGTTTCCGATTCCTTCGATTGTTTCCTGAGCCTTGGCAATTTCTTCTTTGGCTGAAGATAACTCTTCCATTAAATCTTGATTTTGAGCTTTTACAAAACCAATCTCATCACTTAAGCCTTCGATTTGCATATGTTGGTTTTGAACCAAGATTCCAACTGCTCTCATTTGAACACTCATAGCCTTTTCCAGTTTGTCAAAATACTTGCCCAAGCCTTTAGGCTCGTCACCACCTTTTTCAATCGTTTCTTCAACAGCTACTTCTGTTGTAGTTTCAGTTTGACCCTTTTCTACAGTTTCTACTTCGGTTGCTGGAGTTTCCTCGATTGCTTCTGCATCAGCTGATTTTTGTAAGTTAGCTGGAACATCAATTCCTAATGCGCCATAAGCCTTTACTATGTCGTCTGATGTAATTTTACCTTTGTTTTTCATTTGAGATGATTTTTCTATTAACGAATATATTTGTTTTGCTGTATTTATATCTACATTGTGAACGTCTTCAAAAATTTGTGTGAAAGTTTCTCCTTTGGAGAATGTGGTGAGATTTTTTATTTTCTTATCAACGCTTTCTTTAGTCACGGCTTTTCCGCTTTCCGAACCAGCACTCATTTCTTTCTTGATTTCATCGTCGATTCCTTCCTCTTCCTTTTCTTCGATTGAATCATCGTCATCTATTTTGCCCTTGATTATTTCTGCGAATGTTTTGGGATTTTTAGGCATATGAGTTATGGCAACTCCTGTTATTTCAGCCTTTGTAACTATGGCTTTATTCAATGGGTCACGTTCTAAAACTCTTCCTTCAATTGAATATCCTAATCGTCTTGTTTTGGAATTTTTCTCTAAAACTTGAGCAAGTTTATAAACCTTCTGAGCAAGGTCGCTATCTCCGTAAAGGTCGGATTCAATATACAAACCCTTCTTGGTCAATTCAACTTTACTCGGCTCTCCAATAATTGCTTCTGGGTTTGATTTTGCTTGGTGATGCCAATTAACAATTCCGCTTTTTTTCAAAGTGGAAATATCGAATCCAGCTGGCATTAAATTCTCGCCATCTGAATCTTCGTCGGCTGTTGATGCTATTCCTCCCAAACGCATTATTTCTTTACCTTCCTTATCTTTCGCCTTGGAGATATTAACTGGAGTATAAAAGCGGAATTTTTGAGCGGTCATTACTACCTTTTTGTTTTATAATGGTAGTAATATTTGTTTGGATGTTATAGATAAGGATTTTTTATTTCAAGCATTCCGTCAGGTATGCCGTTGTAGTTCATCCATGACTCAACTTGATTGCCTCTTTCCTCTTCGGAAAGTTTTAAAAATTCATCTTCAGAAACATTACATTTGGCTAAATATTCCTTGAATTGAATTTCGAGTGATTTAATCTTATCTGCCTCGTTTATGATATCTTGAACGCTTTGTGGAAGTTTTTCAAATTCCCAAGCCTCTCTCGTTGAGTTTAAAAATCCGCTCTGGAATGCCTGAGGTACAATCGGGAACTCTCCTACAAATGGTATAAATTTACAAACCTCTTCTTTTTCTCCATACAACTTATCGCTACATTTCGTTATGCGAAAAGATGTTGACTTATCAAGCACTGCTTGTTTCTCTGGAGTTATACCAGGCAGGGTGTAATTGTATCTAACTGACGTGTCCATAGTCGAATGCTTTATTGTGTCTTACAACACACTTACTTCTGTTTAAAATAATCATGTATTCATTTCCTTCGTTTCCTCTCTCTTCGATAATTCCGTCATAACCTTTATACATCGCATAAAAGCCTCGTTTCTCCGCTCCACCTGAATTAAGAATCTCCTTTTGGAAGGCTGATAAACCAGCATTTCCGTTTCTTTGAATATCGCTTGCCTTCTTATTCAACTCACGATTCTCGGTTGTTATCTCTTTTATACGAACTAAGTTTGTTTTAACTGTTTTATCAAACCTTTTCATTATATCAATCTCTTCGTCCACTACTCCGTAATGATGTTTAATAACCCACCCTTTTACAGCCTCGTAATAACTGTTATGGTGTTGTCTTTCTCCTTGCTTCGCCATAGTTCTTTGAACGGTGAAAGTCTTATCGGTATAAGGAAGAGATATGTTCCAACGATTGAATGCTACTGGCTTAATGTCTCCGCCAATTTCTTGTATATGAGGCAACATCTTATCTACAAATGACTCTGTAGTTTCATCGCCTCTTATTGGCTCCAACAATATATTGTTTTTCTTGGATTGGTCAACTAATGGGTGAGCACTAAGGACTTTTTGAATAATATTCTTATCCACATCCTTGTTCTCCTTTTCCAACTTAGCTTGTTCGGCCATATTAGCTGTTATCTTATCTGTAATATCAGCATACGCTTTCCCGAATCTTTCGTTGTCTATCATTTCCTGTATTTCCTTGCCTGTTATAGCCTTGAAATCTTTAGTAAATGCGACATCCATTACAAACTTCTCTCCGCCTGTATTATCAGCATAACCCTTCGCCTCTCTCCAAGAATCTAAATGCTTTGGAGGTGGTGGGCCAAGTTCTTTTGTTTTATTTAAGGTAGAATAAACCCCAGCGCCATATGCGGCATACTGTCCGTACCAACAATCATCGGAGTTCATCCACTGGATAGCAAATTGCTTATTCGTTCCTCGATTGCACATTTTTACATCCTTATCCGCTATGTATTGCTTAAAGTCTGCATCTTCCAATACAAATGGTTTATTTGTAAAGCCTCTTAACGCTCCAAGTATGTTAAGAACTTTCCAACCATTATGAGATGTTTGGTGTAAATTATTGTTACATTGTTTTAAACAATCTTCCAATTCTTCATCGGTCAAATCCCTATAATCATTATCGGCTCTCGCTGTCTCAACGTCAGAGATTGTGTGATATTGTACTTTGTACATATTTACAAGTCGGTCTAAACTGTCGAATCTTTTTTCAAGAGTTTGAAATAAATCCGAATCCTTTAAGCCTTCCTCAATTAAGAAATCTAAAACCGCTGTTTTTTCGGGAATCAAGTTGAATGCTTGTTGCATTACTTCATCTTGACTTACATTTCTTACCCATTGGTTATGTTGCTTCAAACTGGCAACGTCTTTCATTACATCGTCGCCAAAATCCGTTCCTTTTAACTTTCCTCTGGCTCTGAATCTCAAACTTCCTCCGTTATCCATTCTGTAAATATCTCCAGTTGTTTTGCTTCTTTGAACGTTATCATTCATGTAAGCATCCCAATTGGACATTAAAGCATCGGCAAGGAAATCTTTTCCAATCAACTCTTCGTCTGAAGAATCTTTCGGAGAAAATGGTTCAAGGTCTTCAATATATCTCGAAACAAGTGCATGGTCTGTACCATCGTCATACCAACGAACTTCTGGAACTTTTACTCCAAGTTTCTCGTAAATTTTGTTTGCTAAATATTCCTCATAAGCGTGGTCTTTTGTCGCACCCTTTTTGATTACAAACTTATCTCCAGTGACTGGGTCTTCATACAAATCTGCCCCTGTACTTCCGCCAAGGAATTTTATATGAACTAATGATTTGATATCTTGAGGAAATTCTTCAAAAATCAAATCGTCAACATCAAGCGTTTCGGTATCTTCGTCAATGTGCGCCTCGGCCAATTCCAACTTTTCCTTTTCGCTCAATTCCGCCTCTTCGTCGTCATCTAATCCCTCAAGTGCCGCTTTCTTGTCTTTTAACTTTTTTACAATCTTCTTCACTTTAGGTCGGTCTAAAACCTCATCGACTGTAAGAAGTGTCTTGGAAGTTCTGTGAAGCAACCTCCAATTTTGAGTTCCGTTCTTTGTGGTTGACCAAACATACCAACGTCCATTAATTTGCTTTACAGCACCTAAGTAGTTGGTCATGGCCTTGATTATCTCGTCGCTGTACTCTCTTCCCAATTGGAAATCTGATACTGCTTTCAAGATAATCAACTCCTTATCTTCCTCGCTTATTATTTGTTTTTTCTTCGCCATAATGCGTTATGATAATCCCAAAGTTTGCTTCGCTTTAAATAACGTTGTTCGAGGAATGCCATACATATCCTCTCTTAAGGATTTTTTGATTGTATGACTTCCAACTCCTTGCAATTGCTTCAGAACTTCTTTTTTCCATTCCTCTTTTCCGCCATACTCTTTGATATAGTCTTTTTTAGCATCTTTATCAGTAAAGGAATCCAGAATATTGTTATGGTCTTCAACTTGTCTCTTTTTGTTGATTAATACACGTAAAATACGCATATTCAACTGGTGTGCTGGAATATCGTCAAGATTCTCTTTCAACAGTGAATAAATCTCTTCCTTTTCCTTCTTAAAGTCAGCCTGACTAACTTGGAATGTTTCTGGAGAATATAAACCACTGTAATTGGTCTTGTCTAAGAAATCTCCAATAAGTTCAGCTGTTTCTTTTTTGTTGAAAGATAAATTCACCGCTATACCACGTTGTAATAGTGGAGAACGTGTGGCTGAATTCTTAGCTATATTAGGGTCAAAAGAAGAGAAATCACGATTGGAAATGAAGGCAATTTTACCATTAAAGTCGAATGAGCCAGGCACCTCTACTTTCTTTGGGTCTCCATCAAGGTTGTCTTCATCGTACATTTTAATAACTGTTTTGGAAGCGGAAGATTTTGAACGTCCAACTTTCTTTGCTTTGCCTGGACTTGTTGTATCCATAGCTTTCTTAAGCATATTACAAGCCTCTGAATCGTCCAAAATACCATCTGAGTCATCCAACACAATAATCTTTCCGTTGTGTTTGAATAGAATTTCGTACAGTGCCGCATCTGAAGTAACGTTACCGATACTCACCCAATCATATGATGGGTCGCCAGGCAACATGGCGTCTGGGCCAGTTTCTTGGAATTGAATCTTTCCAGCCTTTTCCAACTGCAATTCCATTCCGTATGTTTTACCCAATCCTCCTTTTCCGAATACAAAAATGTTTTCGTTCGGAGTTTTTATAAAGGTATTGATTGAGTTGTTGTAACGCTGAATTCTTTTGATTGGCGCTTCATACTCAATTTTATCAAAATCAAATGGGTCATCTGGTTCAGATGGGTCTGAGCCGTGCGCTCTTTTCTTTAACTCCATCTTACACAATTCTTCGAGGTCGGCTGGACACTTAGGGTCATTCATCTTCTCACGAATATCTTCCTCATCCATATCTTGCAATAAAGCCAAAGCCTTTTGGTGGCTCGGTGAGGTCGCATAATCTCCATAATGGCTCGGTGAATAAATCACATCATCGCCTGATAATTTTGGAGTTGAAGAGGCTTTTGAACCGCCTGATTGAGAAACAGAATCTGTTCCTAAATCTGGAACATTCTTTATATCATCTCCGTGAACTTTTTTATGCTCTTCGGCTAAATGCTTGTGAAGTCCAGCTGTTCCTCCGTGCTGTTCTTTCATCTTTTTGATACTTCTCCAAATCGGCTTTCCATTCGGGTCAAAAGCATAAACGACATAGTTTGGGTATTTAGGGTCAATTTGTCCAATGCTCCATTTACTATTTTGTTGACTCATTTTTGATGTGATTTTACGTTTTTATAATTGTTAATTTGTAATTGTTACTTTTATTTTCGATTTTCTTTTCACTCCATACGTGTTTCTCGTATAAATATCAAATGCTCTGGTTTCAGAATTCCATTCAGTATTTTCTGGTTTGTGTGCTAAAGTGCATCTGCACCATGGATGAGTACTTCCTATGACTGGTAAATAATCAACCGCCTTCCTTCCGATATTATTTCCATTCGCATAAAGGTCGCTGAGTTTGAAAATCTGAGGCTCACTATCATAACCATTCGTCATATAAAGTCGGATACAATGAGGACAAGCACCCTTGTAAACATCTTTGTAAACCTCCGCATCTGCTCCGTAATGATTAAGAATGTATTGCGCTCTTCCGAAATCGAACGCTTCATGCATTATGTAATTAGCTATTCGGTCAAAATCCCTTCCCCAATCCTCCGTTATGTTTGCTAATTGAGATGCTAACCATTTCTGCGTTTCCCGATTCTCAATTGCCTCTGAACTTTTCTCCTTTAACAAATCGTTCCAATACAACCTTAAACTCCTATTTGTTAGAAGGTTATTAACCTTGCTTTGTACGCTTTTACTTAGATTTGATATGTCGTTGTAACTTCTTGTCTTAACGAAATCCAGTGTGGCTAATTCAGTTTCTGTAAGTGGAACAAACTTATTCGAGGATATGAATTTTTTCAATTGAGAAAAGGTCATATTTTTGGCCTTTTTATTTCCCAACGCTTCGGACAATAAACCGAAATAAAAGGCATAATCAAGGTAGCTAAACTGCCCCCTGAAGATTCTCGGAGTTATGCCGAATGCCTTCAGTAAAGTTATATCAGCAGATGTAAGAAAATTTGGCCCAAGGTTGACCATTATAAACTGCGAATGTTTCGCTTTCACGACATCGAGTAAAGATTGTATTTGCTTGAATGTTAATCTCATTTGTTTTCTTTGGTTTCTTCCATTATAAAGTCTTTCACTGCCTTAAGTACTGGCTTAAGAACGTCATCCACGTATGACTGTTTAAATTCATCCTCATACTCGGTTTGAATATCAAATAATGGTTTCTCCTTTTCTTTTACGTCTGACATGTTATTTATTTTTCCTTTACGATATTATATTCGTGACGAGAACTACTTAAAGAACCATGTTGACTTTTCGCTCTCTGCGGAAAGTCTTTGAGAACTTTTTTAAGCGTAGTTATTTTCCATTGCTCGGTATGGTGAGAAGGTCTCTGATATTGATAGTTATGATTTTTTTGTTGAATGTTTTGTCATTTCCTCTGACTCTTCCGCTTCAGATTGCATTTTATTTAATTTATCTTGATAATGTTTTACATAACCTTTCAATTGGTCAACATAGTCAGACATTTTCTTTTGGGGGTCAAATGGATGAATTGACCGCTGGTTTTTGCCCTGATATTGGGCCAACTTTTGTTTAGCTATTTGAAGTTCATTTTGAACTTTTCCAATCTCAGTTTTACTATCAACTTTTGTTGATTCATCCTCTTTCTTTCCGCCCAACGCTGGATGACTCGAATGTTTATTTTTAGACTTCCAAACTGGACTTCCGTTCGGCTTTAATTCAGCTACAAAGTAGTTGGGATATTTTGGGTCAATGTCTCCCAATTTCCATTTTCCTTTTTCAATATCCGTTCCTCTCACGGATTCAAAAGAGTTGAAAATATTGGCTTTTCTTAACTCTTGCTGTCTTTTAATTTCGTCTTGTAATTCCATGTTTTTATTTTATTTTGTTTTAATAACCTTGTTTTGTTTTTACTTCTCCAAGCTATCTAAGAACTCGCCATAAGCCTTGGCAAATTTGTTAGTATCAGCTTTTTGTTCGTCTTGTTTAGAAAAATCAAATGGATTATCCTCTTCCTCTTCTTCCTGACCTCCTTGTTCTTGCCCTGGCATTCCCATTCCTCCTTGCTGTTGCATTTGTTGTTGCTGACGAGTTTGCATGTAGTATGGATTGAGAATGATATCACCTTCTTCTTTCATTCCTTCCAAACCATTTTTCTCTCTTATCTCGTTTAAAGTCATGAATGAACCAGCCTTCTTGATATCCATATCTAATTCATCAGATATTGAAACTCCGTTCATACCCATGAATAACAACTCATACTCTGGGTCAAGTTGAGTCATTATGTGTTTGTTGATTTTACGCTGAACGAACTTAAGAATTGGATACAATCCTTTGTCCTTACTATGCTTTAATTTCTTCTCATTATTTCCCTCAAACATTGGCGCTGAATCTCCGCTTCCGTTGATATTGAAACCAATCTCGTTTGGGTCAATCGCATATATCGCACAGGCTAATTTTATAAGATATTCTTGCCATTGTGCGAATTGCATATCATTGTTGGTCTTTTGTAAATCTATCCAATCAACGTCGGCTTCAACTATGGGTGTCTTCCAAGCGTTCATAACTCCTGAAACCATAGACTGCCAAGATTGACGGAATTGACCTAATGTTTTTTCATTTAGGTTTCCTTTTACTCTTAATAAACCCTTTGGCGCTGAGCCTTGTGAAAAGAACTTTTGATTGTATTGGTCTGAATAAAGCAAGGAGGTTATTACAGACACTAATTCCTCCAACTCTGATATTCCATAACCATTGTTGTAAATATTAGTCGTTGGGTTTCTTATACCAAAGCACAACTCCCAAGGATAAAACTCACTTTCAACCGCTCCATTTAAGACTTGTACATATGACGGCAAATATCCTCTAACTTCTTGAGACTTATCACTCATTCTTATGTTCTTGTATTTATTGGAGTTTTTAAACTCATCATCGTTGTAACTGTCAGCTATTCTGTAAGTTGCAGCATCTGTAGCAAAGAATTCAACAACCTCTCCTTTAAGGTTTCTTACAACCTCAAATGTCATCTGGTCGAACACAAGGCTGTCTTCAACTATCTTCCTGATAAATGTATCAAAGTCGTCAGCTTCCCAATTGTAGTTAACTCCGCAATTTAATATGAATTCAGTGTATTTTTCAATCTTAGCCTTTTCTTCCTTTGAAGTTTTTTCTTTAGCGTTGTTATTGAAGTTCTTTTTACGAATAACAAATCCAGTCGAATACTTATCACGCTGAGGCTCGCAGAAATCCGCAACCTGATTTTTTCTCGTCTTTAAGATTGCATTGATAACTGGAACTTTTGATAATCTTCTTAAAGTTTCATAACTGAGAGTGAATGGTTTGTCTTTGTATCCGAAGTTACTCATGAAATGAGTTGGGTCAAAAACATAACTCTTTTTATCAACTTCAGGTCGTTCATCTATCGAAGCATACTTACTGGCCGCAATTATGTCACTGGGATTGTTGCCCTTCAAAGCCTTCTCAATAAGAAGATTTTTTTGAATCGCCATCTTTAATTCCAAAGACTGGATATTTTCTAACTTTTTGGTAATTGAAGTATTTGCCATGATTCACTTGTTGTGCATATAATACACAAAATAATATTTGTATTGGCAAATTATGCTAAAATCATTTTGTTCGAGGCTTGAACTTGCTTCTTTGTTTTCCAACCCCTATGGTCATCTTCCAATATTTCTGATATTCGCAAAGCCACATTTCTATTTGATGGAGAGTTATATCTTGTTTAATTCCATTTGGGTCAACGCCATATTTTCTCTCTTCTCTATCCCAAACTAAATATTTGAATTGACCGATTCCTTCCAGAGCATCTTTTCCAATCTCTCTCAACTCGTAAATAGCTAATAATTTATCTGCAGAAGTCGTTCTGTCTGGGAATATTAAGCGAATGCCTACTTCAGCACCTGGCCCAACGTTGGTGAAATCGTTTTGATTAAATGGAAATAAGCCATGAAACTTATCTTCGCAGTATCTATCTATATAAGTTAAATCTTGGAATAATTCATGGGCAACGAAGCCTCCAACTCCAGGCAAAGATTCTAAGTATTTTGCGAATTCCTTCGCCTCTTTGACTTCTTTAAATTTCTTGATTATGTTAGGTATATTTTTATGTATGGTCGGAATTACAACCTTCGTGTAACAATCATCTCTTTTCATTCCAGGACAAGCCATGGAGTTAATCAGATAAGCAGATGTGTAAGGATTCTGACCACATTCCCGAACTTCCGAAATATATCGAGCAAACTCGTCTTTGTTGAATTTTGCCCAATTACAAAAACCACTCTTAACCCAGTCTGGATTCTCGGAGGTCATTTCGATATAAGAGAAAGTTGATGGTTGATTGAATATCCTAAAAAGGAATATCTTCCAAACTAAGTTCAAAGCGTTTGTATCTTCTGGTATGAGAACGTTCTTTATAAGGTATTGACTATGGTTATCCAACTCTCTATAAACGTTTGTAAATTTATAATCAGCCAAGTATTGGTCTTGCGTCCAAGGCTTATCTTCCTTAAGAATAAACCGCTTATACCAAACCTCTTGTCTTTCAAACATTGTTCTAAAAAACTCATTCAAGTGAGATTCGTCAACCTGTTTTTCCTTAGAAGGTAAATGAGAAAAAAATGACCAATCGTGATATCTTTCTTTTGTTTTCATTTTACGTTATTTTATGCAAAAAATCATTCTATCAAAGAATCCTGGATAATTACCATTTGGGTCAAATGAATCTAAACTCTTGAAATAGTGAACTGTTCTGAATTTCTCTCTCAGTCTATTCATGCGATTATGAAAATTATTCATACTTTTGTCTTTCGTTATATGATATTCAAGAACAAGTTTATTGCAGTCGGGAAGAAGGTCTTGGTCAATTAATTCAAATTCACTGCCTTCTATGTCCATCTTAATTCCGTCAAAAAATTTATTCTTAATTTTACCAGCGTATAAATTTTCCATAGTCATAAAAGGTCTTGCGTTTTTAATGACTGAATAACGATATCTGTCTGTTTCTTTGGACGCCTTGAAGAACTCGATTAACTCATTTTCGTCGGCTGTCACCGCCTTATTAATTATCTCAAATTTAGTGTGTTTTAAATTGTGTGAATAATTAGCCTCCATTATATTGAAATTTTCCTCAAATGGTTCATAAGAAGTAACTTTCTTTGCTCCGTTTAATTCACAATACAATCCGAATGCACCAATGTTTCCACCAAGGTCAAGCCAATGCTCTCCTTGTTCGACATTGAAATCGAGCGTTTTATTTTTATAACACTTTCCCAGAACTTCTTTAAGACAATTCAAGTCTGTCGTGTTATCTCTTATGGCTATTTCAAAACCATTCATTTCTAAGATAGATAATTCCATATTCTAATATTTTAACTTTCCATTATTATTTCTAAAACGTTGACTTCTGGATAATCGGAAATAAAGTCATCACAAAATACCAACTCTTTTCTCCGCTTATATGCGTCCATATGCTCTTTGTAAATAGTGGGTGTTTTCCACCAACGCTCGTCAAAGTGTTTAGACATTATTCTTTTATATTCCGATTCTCCAACTAATTCTTCCAATTGAAAGTGTTCGTAAATATCATATCCAAGATAATATCTGCCCTTGGATAACTTAGCGAATTTACAGCAACAAGTTTCGATTGCTCCAGCGTCAACTCCGTATGCTTTTGCGAGATTGGCGCCAACCGCCTCCCAGTGCTTTATGAACTCCTTATCATAGTCGTGTTCTATTCCGTAAAGATATTTGATGCCGAACGCTCCAAGCGTTGAATCAATCTTACTTGGATAATTCTTCATATTCATATCTGGTGGCGTGAGGTCTGTAAATCCAAAACTCTTCTGGAGGACTTCTATGTATTTATAACCTATCATAGCACCTTGATTATACAATTTCATAATATTCGTTCTCATCCTATCTGCATCCTTCAAGGAATGCTGGAACTCTGACGAATAATAGAAGTTGAGGAATGTTTGAAATCCTTTTACTTGAACCTCAATCTTGCGTGCGTTCCCCTTCCGCTCTCGGCAGAAGTTGAATTTGTTCTCCAAACTAACTTTCGTGAAATCTTTTTCATTCCAATCTTCAGGCTTTGGGAAGAATCGGCTCATTTCTATTCCGCTGTAGATATCATAGTAATTCAAATAGCAGAACGTGAACCAAAAAGGATTGAGGTCAAGCATTTCTCCGAATTCTTTGATAATTAGATAATCTGGGTCAATATCGTTCGACTGGAACAATGCTCTGGAAAATATATCGAAGTCTTGATAAATGGTTCTTATCATTTGTTTAGGGTGTCTAAATAGTTATTAATTCCCTCGATTAATTCTTCATAAATCTCTTTCTCATTCTTATCCAGACATTCAATGTAAATCGAGCAATCGCTCACATCTCTCGTTCTTTGATACATACTTCTGAAGCCTCGTATCTTCCCACGCAAGTTATCCTTCGTCTTTTCGGCTAATTCGTCAGTGCTACCATTCTTCTTTTCCCTTCTCATTTGAACTCTTTTGAAATTCAATTCTTCATCAACGTCCAGTAGAACTGTAATTAACAAGGTTTGGGGTGTTTTAAGGAACTCAGGCCAAGTTCCTGTAGCCATTATACCATCAACTGTGATAATACTGACTCCTTTGCTTAATAAAATGTTGAATGCCTTTGTTATATCTTCTTTCTTTGAAATTGTATCTGTTCCACAACAAGCCTTATCAGATAACATACCGACGTGACCAGCTACACCGCCTGTAATTGTGTAGCTTAAATCCTTGTCCTTATAATGAACATCCCTCTGAAGAGAATAGAATTTTGAATGTATCTTTTTGCACTGGGTCGTCTTGCCTGAGCCATTGCTACCTAAAAACCAAATAACTATTGTCTTGTCCATATCAGTCAATTTGTTGTATTCCTAATAAACTCTGTATTTGAGAATCTGGAATGTCGTTGAGTTCTTTGAAATCTTGAACCAATTTATTTAACGCTGAGAAATCCTCGACGTGAATTGCGAATCTGTCTAAACGGAAATATTCAAACTCTAAATTCAACGTCGTCAAATCTATCTCTGCTAATATGCAACCCAGCGATGCTCCTTGCTTAGTCATAGCCATAACTTCTGTTATGTTGTAAAATGCACCTTCTGTAACCCATTTTTCCTGAGGAATTTCTTCAGGTTTATTCTTATCGTTTATACAAATACATTCTATCATTATAGGCTCTTTATTTTGTCCATTAATATTTTTCTTGCCGCTGTTGATTTTGCTTTCTTAAGTAGTCCAAGAAGTTTTGCCTTTTGTTCCTTCTTGTTAGATTGAGAGTCATAACGCTTAATGATTCTATGGTCAGCATTAACCTTTGTTTTTAAATCTGACCCAAGTAAGGCATAACGTATCGGAAATCCAATCAATTGCTCTTGTACATTAAAAAGCATTTTTCCGTGATGGCCATAGCCATTTATAAAAAACACCAATTCTCCCTTTTTAAACAAGTCCATACTTAATATAACCTTGTTTGGGAGAATTGGTGTATCTATTGGGAAGCCTAAAACTTAAGCCACTTCACCTTGCGCACCTGGATTTGGTATAATCGGAGGCGTTTGTTCGCTCGTTGTTTCATCAACTGGAGGTTGTTGCTCTTCCGTAACTTCCGTTGTTGGTGTGGTTAAGGAATCTGAAGAAACTGGCGGAACGTAAATTGGTGGCGTTTGGTTGATGGCTCCAATTGTAGTTATGATTGCTACAACGATTCCTTTTTTAACATTTGAAACTGTTACGTTTGAAACGTTACCATCATTATCAGTTACAGTTGCGCTTGCGTCAAATTTGACTTCGTTACTTTCGTTATCGAATCCGTCAAAGATTGTTTGCAACTGTTGACCTACTTCTTGAAGGTTTGCTGGAGTTAATTCTCCGCTTTCAGACAAAATGGTATCTAATCCATTGCCTGGTCTGTCGATTGAAATTTCTAAAGAAAATTGCATAATTTTGTTGTTTTAAATGATTACTGAAATTGTTGCTGCGGCTGCAAGTGCAGCAAAAAATACTGCCCATGCAATTTTACGTTTTTTAGAGATACTCATTTTCTTAATATTTTATAAGTGTGAAAAATATGAAATACACCTGCAAATAATGCGTATGCAGGTATTGCTAAAAGTGGTAACAATGGATTATATAAAGCAAGAGAACCAATAGCCAAGAATGCAATACCATA